TTTGAGGTAATAATCTATTTCAGATTCGATGAACTCAGGGCCATATGCTTCCTCGATATCCAGAATGTCTTCGTTGTAACCGAACTCAAATGAGCCTTCAGGTGGCCCAGTGCTGACGTTTTCTTCCATAACCACGCGGTTTTGGTCGATTCGGTCTAAAATTTCTTGCTGAGTGACCCTCTCTTGTTGAAATAGTTCGTTTAGGCCGAGAGCCTCAAGCTCTTCAGCCTTGACACCCTGTTTTCTGAAGAATCTTTCGATATCGTCGCCGCGACCCTTCTTTTGACGCATTTTTTTGGCGACATCTTCGGCTTTGCTGTACAAACCAAGCTCGTTGATCTGGGCGCGGATGATGCCTTTTTTGATTATGCCCACTACGCTGCCTCCATTTGCCCTGAAAACGACGCTTTGAGCAGCTCAAACCACTCATCGAGCGTGATAACCGCTGTTCGAGTGTTATCTCGCGGCAAATTTTCGTTGATTGCGTACAAAGGTATACAAACCCGTATCGGTTTGTTGTTGAATTTGTAAATCAAGACAGGAATATCGTCGCCACACGCCTCACAGACCTGTTTCCACCACGCGGTTTGAAACCACCAGCCTGATTTGTACGCCTTACACTCAATCGAGTGCCGCGGGATCCTGATGTCACAAAGGTCAGAGGTCTGATATTGGTCGAGATTGCGCTTACAGGTGAAACCAAGGTCGTAGTCGTCGGCGAATGCGTTGATTCGCTTGACGATGTCGCGCTCGAAAGCGGCTCCCTTAGTGCGTGAGTCTGCCATGGGGCCGAGTTTCGTTGAAAAAAAACTGAAATACAATCGGAATAGGGATACCTTTGCCTTGGTCTCCCAGACCAGCCCTGTCCGCTCATCTCTTGGTTTTTGGGTTCTCCAGCAAAAACCGAGCGGATAGGGTTCCTATCGATTACGTTGCAGATTTTTGAGTACTGACTGCGCCAAACCTTGCTATAGCTACAGCGTCACGCGGCGTCGCGATATAGGGGGGTGCGGGGGTCGCAATCTAACGCGATTTGCAGGTCTTTTTCTAACCCCATAGGGTTCCTACGGCTGCGCACGGGATCGCCTTAGATCGCTTTGTACGCGCTCTGACGCGAGAAAACCAAGAGCAGGGTCAACATCGAGGGGGTGCGTATCGCCTCTGCTCAGAGACACGCGGTTATGGCGCGCTTGCGCACACGCAAACGTGGCGCGTAACTTGTTGATTTTGTTACGTTTTGCGCGTATTTAACATAATATCGGCATTTTTCCCAGATTTCGAGGGGCGGGGCGGGAGAAGGGGTTAGAACGATGTTGCATCTTCACATCTATCGAACCGGCACAGTCAGTGATCGCGATCCCTCATCTCGCTGTCTACGCCCAGCAGCTCGTTGAGCCGCGCCTTGATGTCTTCCTTGGTCATCTTCTGCAAGTCTGCGTTGATGTTGAGGTTCTGACTGCGATGGATCGTCAGCCCGGCAAGCTGGTTCAACTCCTTCACCGCGCTAACCGCTGCGTTGTACGCACCATTCTCGAAGCTGGTTTCCGCGATCTTCCACAGCATAGCCCCCGTCTTCTGCGGCGTGACCGCATACTTTTCTCTCAGCTCATCCTGTTTGACTCGAACCGCTCGAGTGACTTTCGGAAACGTCTTCCCGTCAAGCATCTTAGTCGCTGCTGACGCTGGGAACGAGAAGCCCGCACGTCGAGCCGCTTCCGTCTGCCCACACGCACCCTCCGTGTAATGCCACACGAAGCTGGCCTGCATCTCTGTGATCCCCGCCTCTTCGTCAGCGAGAAACGCCTCGGGTGTTTCGACTAACTGCTGACGAGCTTTCTTGGGTCGTCCTCGCTTTGGCTTGTCTTCAGCCATCCGCTCTCCTTGAGTTGATTGAACACCCACCGCGCCTCTTCCTCCGAAAGAGGCGCTACCCCCAACTCCTCTCGCTCCGTCCGGTTCATCCATCGCCACTTCTCGAAGTTGTGTTGCTCTGTTTCACCATGTTCATAAGTAAACATAATCCCACCTCCAAAGTTATCCACAGGGTACAGGGTGCAGGGTACTCAACCTCAAAACTTTCGTGAATATAAAAACTTCATAACCAATAAGCGCACTCCCCATACTATATATAATAATAATAATAATAATGTTGTATTGAGTACCCTACCCTACCCTGTTAAAAAAAGGTTATAAAACAATAACTTACAAAAAAGCTATCAGTGTACTCAATTTGAGTACCCTCTAAAACTCGTCTTTCCAAGCGCCACTAAACTTATCTGCGTTCCCCACCTCTACTTTTGTATACTCTAAATCGTACACTTTTTTCCCGTTACTACGTCGCGGTTCTACTCCGAAAGCGTTGAGTACCCTGCTCGCGTCCTTCACATCGGGCACTCGAGGCTGCGTGATTCCGAGGTCTCGCAGGAGCTGTGTCATCTGCACTGGGCGCGTATTGACGCCCTTGAAGTTGACGTGTTGCAGGATCAAATCCTCGACGCTGGACTGAGTGCGATAGCTCTCATTCGAGTCTTGCAGCATGTCTCTTTCGGCTTTGTTGAGGAACCAATCGTAGTTGGTGTTGGCGTACAAAGTCTCTTTGATCTCGGCCCAGAGCTGCTGCATATCGATGCCGTGATCGGCTTTGATGTCGGTGACTGGCACCACCCAGAACCGACGGTTACCGCTGGTATCGGTCAGAAACTCACGGGCATTGACGGACGCATAAAAGGCCGTGCGTCTCTGGTAAGAGGTAAACGCTCGGTCGTAAGGCAAGCGCAGCTCGTCACCCTTCTTAGTCACAAAGGCTTTCAATTGATCAATGTCGCTCTTCTTGAACGTGCTCTCGATCTCCCCAAGCTCCACGATCCAATGGCTCACCGCCTGCTTGACGCTGTCCTTGTCGCTTGGGTTCAGCGTTGCACCCTCGAGCAGCCAACCCTTGTCGTAATCGGCTAGGCGTTTGAACCAGAGCGTCTTGCCTAAACCTTGCTCACCTTGAAAAACCAGAATGCCCTCGAGAGCCACACCGTTGGGTTCGTAGACCGCGGCGATACAAGACAGCAGCCACTTGCTCATCAGCATCTTCTTGAGCGGTTCGTTACTGCTTTTGATCGTGCCGAGGAACTCTTCGAGACGAGAGATGCCATCCCATGGCTTGCTCTCGATCCAATCCTTGACCGGGTTGTATTCGACCGCCAGTAGCTTCAGGTAATCGCGCACGTTGGTCGCTGGCACACCCATGTGTCGGCATCGGTTCTCGACTTCTACCAACGCCGCGTCTTTCTGTAGGTCTGCCACAAAATCTTGGTGCGGCACGTTGATCTCAAGATCCTTCTTTATCACGTTGTAGCGCACCTCTATTTGGTTGATCTCGAGCACCGCTCGCACGTTCTCTTTGACGTTGAGCATCTTGTTGGTCGCACTCTTCTCCCATTTCTGCGCCTTCACTTCCTGCGTGACGTGCATCTCTGGCAGATACTCGCCTTCGAGCGGCTCTGACTGTGCCCTGTTTTTGTGATCGTTATAGTCGCCACGCTCGAGCGGCATCTTCACTTCGGTTTGTGATCCCTCTTGCTGAACCAACCGCGCAGCCTTTTCTGCTGCCTCCTGACCCGCACCACTCTCGTCGTTGTCCGCGATGAAGACGTGCTTCGCCTTGGGAAGCAACTTACAGATTTCTGGCGCTACCTTGCTCAAGTTGCCTGCGCTGAAGCACACGACAACCGGTTGTCCCATGTCTTCGAAGTAACTGGCTCCCGTGGCGTAGCCCTCGACGTAATTGATGGTGTGAGCATCGCGCATCAAGTCAGAACCAATAACGAAGAAAGCACCACCTGCTTCTGTGCCTTTGAGATACCACTTGCCCAGTTCAGCGTCTGGGTCAGGGTGAATGTACTGCAAGCCGACCAACACGATGTCTGGCTTGTTGCTACCCTTTTTGGTCTTGAGCTTGCTCACCGGGACAACGAGTTCACCGGCTGGCGTTTGTCGCACCCCGTGACCCAGCACCCTCTTGCGCAACAAATAAGCGTTGTCCGCTACGTCCTCCGATAAGTCATCCCAGATTTGCCTCGCCTTCGCCTGTGTTTCTTTGCGGCTTTTCTCTTGTTCTAAGCGAAGTAGACGCTTTTGTTCTTTTTGTTGCTCAAGAAACTGTGCCCTTTGTTCGGGCGTCATCTCATAGGCACCAGCGTTTTGTGGGTTCCATTTCTGAATCGGTTCTTCGGGATCGACAACGTAATCACCGAGATGCCCGTAGGGAATCTCTTGATCCACCCACAACTGATACCAGCCGTGCAGCTTGTTGGTCTTGTCGTTGTACGCACGGCCCACGTCACCCCCGACAACCAGACCTTTCTTGGGGTCTGGCGTCATGCCGTGACTTGCCAACCAATCGATGAACTCAGATCGTATGTCACCGCTCAACGGCCGGTTGAAATTTTTGGTGCCCTTGTCAGGTATTTTCAAACTCATCACAT